ACGGAGAAAGAGAAAGAGCCTGAAAGAATCGTTGACTTTCAGGCTCTTTTTTTACTCAAAATGTGAAAAAACTATGATTTAGATTGCGGAAATGCGTAATTTTTAGTAACTTTGTGGTTGAAATCATTCATTATTCAAATCTATGAGAAAAAGTGGGAAAATTGTAGGAAGAAGTTATCTCTACAGAGTGGAGGACGTGACCAGGATTTACGACGAGCACAGCCGTTCGGGGTTGAGTAACCGTGAAATCTTGCGCCGGTATATCTGGCCGAAGTACCACATCTGCGAGAAGACCTTCTACAATATCATCAACGCCAGTGCAGAGCCTCGCATCATCGAGGGGCTGCAGCGCATCAACACGCAGTTATCCCTTTTCTGACACCACCGATTCATCCATATTCAGTTCATATACCGTCTCGTATACCTTGATACCCTTGGGCAAGGCCAGTCCCCGGCTGCGGCGGCGCACCAGCGGACTGCTATTGCCAAAGCGCCAGCCGTGAATGACGGTGTTAAGGCGCTGCACGATGCGAGCGCGCTCCTCTGTGGCACTTTCTTGCTTGCTGCCGTAGAAAGTATCATCGTAACAATCAAACGCGATTCTGACGGAAAGGACACCCTTGCCGCGCTGCACGGTGGTCTTCATGGACTGCCATTCCGTTTCGGGTGTGCCGATAAGCACACAAGGGAATTGGACCGGATACTGGTCCTCGCCATACTGCAGGGCCTCCAGTTGACCGTAGTCCTCATCGACCCAGTGCACATCTTCGCCCATGCTTTGGGCTATGTGCTGTTTCATTTCATTCAATAATGCTGCCATAACGTTAATTTTCTAACAGGTTCTTTAATTCTTGGTTGATTCGTTGCTCTATTTTCTCGCTGAGTTCTCGGCTGGGGCCGATGAACTGGCGCTGCGGAATGTGTATCTGCAGGGATGTTTTCTTGGTCAGGGCAAGGCGCTTCCACATGGCGGCCTGCTCATTGTCGGCCGCCTGCGTGGCCTTGGACTTGCGATTCTTCTTGCCGGTGCTGCTCTTCCCCTTGCTGGAAGTCTCGTAATACTTGGCCCAGGCGTAGCGCTTCATCTTGGGAGTGACGCTGACGTTGATGGTGCCGCCCTGATTGTGGATGGCGGCATAGGGCACCTCGTTGCTGATGGTGACGCTGGCGTTGCCGGGCGTGTACTTGATGCTGCTGAAGAGGTGGCGGCGGGACGAGAGCAGCGGGCCGTACTGCGAGGCGGCATTGTTGTAGCCGGAGCCTTGGCGTTTGGCGTCGGGCCACTTGTGGACGCCACCGTTCACGAAGCCGCCTTGGCGGAAGTTTTCTTGAAAGTGGTCCTTCGCCATGCGGCCTACGATGATGGGGAGTTTTCTCCGGGCAAGCGTCTCGAGATCGCGTTGCTTCGATTTTAATCGGTTTATGAATTCTTTTTCGTTCATTTCGATAAAAATTTTCTTTAATTTGCTTTGCTTTCAAATATTATTCGTATATTTGCAGTTGTAAGGATGATAGTTAATCCTATAAGGTCGTTTATGTTCGACGCAGGATTGGCTATTCATCCTTCTTTATATTATACAGAGTCTCGTTTTCATTCTTAAACACCTCTAATTTAAGTTCCCACTTTACATTGTTGATTGTCGCTTTATAAATATTAAAGTGAGTCACACTTCTCTCTATCTTTTTCTGAATATTGGCTCTGTCTACAGGATCATCCATATCTTTGCCTTCACCTAAAGGACTTTTCCTATAATATACTAATTTATCGAGATATTGAAGTATATTTTCAAAAATTTCCGCTTCCTCCATCGTCCTTGCGTGATAAACACCTCTTTTAACGGAGCCTCTACTTTGGTAGTAGGCTCCAGTCTTTAAATTATCGAGTTTAACATCTGTTCGCCCAACGACTTTGTTCTTGATTTGTTTTTTGTAATTGTCAAGGCGTTCCCTCTCTTCTGGGCTTAGAGTATTTTTACTTTTAGGGATATGCTTCTTGGCAATAGAGCACCCATAGCAGTTCTTCACTCGATTGGTAAATCCTTCCTTGCTTCCTTTATAGAAGTCGCACGACGCACAGTTCGCGGGGAAATACGGATGGCTATCCGAGAACGCCTTGGCATCGGTGCCCGGATTATTCTCCAGCCCGTTCTGCGGCATATCGGAAGATGTAGCGTCCGGAATCTGAGTGACTGGTTCATCGGTAGACGAGAGCGAGCACTTGCAGTTCCAGCGGTCGCCGGGACGATGGCTGCTCCAGAACGGGTCGCTGATGGGGCGCACAGTGCCCCAGAACACACGATGGTCGGCACCCGGATGGGCGCTTGTGCTCGGCATCCACTTCAAGTTGGGTAATACATCCTTCTCGCGTTCGAACTGTTGCCAGTCCGCCGCCTGATGGGCGCGAATCACCGCCGTATCGTATTCCGTCTGCAGCCAGCGCCCTACCTGGTGTGAGGAGATAGTTTGAACGTCGTTCGACCACTGTTCAAACGTCTTCAGTTTGCCATTCGAATCGACCAACATCCGGGCCATATCGTTCTGCATACGGTGCACCTTGAAGGCAGAGAACACATCGGTGTTGTGTTGCAGCTGCTCATAGAAAGCCTCGTCAGTGTCCGGCATGTTCGGCTCGTCATAGCCCTTGGCCACCGCCTCGCGCAAGGCCGTGCGTACCTGTTCCCACATATCCGGGTCAATCTCTTGTTTGGGGTCGAACTTCCCCTCATAGAGACGGCGGAGGAACTTCGTCATCATCTCCTCGGTGAATCCAAACGATTCGCTGACGTCACTGGCCTTCGCCTGTAGGGGCGAAACAGTGTCGCCCATGTAGTCGATATCGTCGAGGTCGGGAAGGTCGTAGAGTTCGTTCATCACCAGTCTAAAGCCCCGTTTTCTTGCTGCGGGGCGACTGCGAAAAAACTCTGCGCACGGTTCTGCGGATTCATGCCGAAGGGACTGAGCATACGGTTCTTCTCGGCCTGCTCCAGCAGTTCCTTCTTCAGGCGGTCGTAATCGTCGGGCTTGTCGATGCTCAACTGCTCGTAGAGGTAGTCGTCGTCCATGGGGAGTTGGAACACCGTGCGGGCCTTCTCGAGGATGGCGGCGCGGTTGGTCGTCTCGGTGGCGTCCTTGGGCTTGGCCACGGTGAACTCACCGCCCTGCGTGTGGATGCCCATCGATTCGAAGATATCCACCATATCATAGTTGAGCAGGTTGAGCACAAAGCGAAGGTCCTTCTGGAACAAGGCATCCTCCACCTTGCTGTGTACCGTGCCCAGGGCTTGGGTGCCCGTCTCGCTGGCTTCGGTGGTGAGGGTGTTGCCCAGCACCGCCTTGCTAATCTCCGCGTTGCAGCGGTCCACCAGCCCCGAATAGAGGTCGTTACTGCCGGTTTTGTTGCCCGATTCGATGAACTCCAGGTTTGTGCCTTCCGGACAGAGGAACACGCTGGCGCCGCCCTGTGATTCCGCGTCGAGCATGGTGGCTTCGCGCGCCTCGGCATCGGCCGCGTCGTAAGTGTACTTGCGCACCGGCATGCCAAAGATTTCGGCAAACTGGGCCCAGTCGCCAAAGCCTCCCCGCTTGTGGATGACATAAGGCGCCGTGCGGGCCAGAATGCCCAAAGGATCCTTGCTGCGGATCATCAGCAGGTCGGCATACTCGTCGAAGCTGGTGCCCGTGATATCCTCCTGGCGGTGCTTGATCAAGCGCAGCACGGGGTCGACATGCTTGCGGGGTACTTTATAGTAATTCACCCAGCCCTTCTCGTCGATGTAGAACTGCACCAGGGTGAAACCCCAGAACAGGGAATCGAGGGCGTCATCGATGAAGTCGAGAAACCAAGGACTGTCGATTTGCTCCTTGACGGCCTCGTCCACCTGTCCGTCGCGCAGGAAGGTGAACGGCAGGTTCAACACACCCGCCTTGCGGTGCTCGATGGAGCCGGACAAGTGGGTATCGAGCAGCGTATCGGCATAGAGGTCGTAGAGTTTGGTGCGCCGGGTGAAGTCCACATCCTCGGCGTTATGGATGGCAGCCTTATAGTCCTGCAGGTCCAAGTCGAAGCGCTTGGGAGCACTGAGCACGATGGTGCGTCCGGGGAAGAAGTTGCCTCCCTCGGTGATACGGTTGGGCGCCTTCCGCGATGAGCGGTTGGCGAAAGAAGGTATAATTCCGAATAGATTCATAATGCGTGATATTAATAATGGTTATGCCGTTTCGGATTGCTGCGCATCATCCACGGCGACTGTTGTTTCTGGGTATCGCTGTCGAGTGTGGGCGCTCCGTCCACACTGACCTGACGTTTGGCCACCTGCTTGAGCCACTCCACAGCCCGCTCGTAGCGGTCGACCCGCACCTGCGATATCTTCTGCGGGTTGTGGATACAGAACAGGTGGTACACGGTGATATCGATGGCCATCATCAGTACCAGCGGATGGCGGTCGGCGCCCTCGGCCGAGAAGATGGCATCCACATCGTAGCGCTCGCCGAGATAGCTGCGCATTTCGGAGATGGCACGGTCCTCGCAAATCTCCACGATGCTCTCGTCGCTACGCGTCAGGCTGTTCAGAATCTCGGCATGGATGCTGGCGTCGTAGTCTTCAGGATTGATAAACTTGCTCATAATCGATTATGGTTGCGGTTCCGTGTCGGGCGAAGCGTCACGACCGGTTCCAGTTGTTGTACTTTACGTTTCAAGATTCTCAGTCCGCCCTCCACGCAGTCCGGTCCGTCGGCAGGGAACTTCAGGCGGAGCGTGAACAGTTTGAACTGGTCATCGAGGCGCTTCATGTGCGGGTCGTCCTTCTCGGCCTCGTTGAGGATCATGTTACCCTCGCGGTTCAGCGGCTCTAGGTTCGCCTCGATACGCGTGGCCTTGTCGGTCTTGCGCTGTTCATCGGGCTGGATGAAGAGTTGGATATGACGCTCGCTGCGCACCTTGGCCACCAGCGGCTTGAACACCTGCTGGAAGAAAGGATCCTGCAGCTTGTTGTTCTCCATGTAGCAGTAGACGGGCACCTTGCCGCCCACATATTCGAGCAGCTGCACATACCAGTCGATGAAGTCGGCATTCAGGCCGCGGTCCAGGCGCGCCTTGATGATATAGAGTTTCGTTCCCAGCATACCCATGAGCATGCAGCTCTTGGTGGAGGAGTTCTTGGTGCGGTTCTCGCCCGGCGCAGGGTCGCCGTAGATGACCAGGAACCGGAACTTGGTGAGCGGCGGTATCCGGCCATACGTGAGTTCGCGGAACACCTCGCCTTCGGTGACGGGGTTGTTGAAATACTCGGTCTGCTGCGAAGCCGCACTGACTTTAGCCAATGCTTTATCAATCTCCGCCTCGGTATTCTTCTCGGGCCACGTGCTCATACCGTTCTTGTCGCGGACATTCACCACATCCCAGTGGTCGGCCATGTGTCCGGCACGAACCACGCAGCAGTCGCGGGCGATGATGTTGCCGCAAAAAATGGTGAGTAAGGGGATGGCAAGGTCGCGTGTAGGATACAGCGCCTTCTCCCACCATTCCCATCGCTTCTGCACGGAATCGGGATTGCGCACCTCCTCATCATCGTCGAAGTCGTCCACCAGAATCACGTCCGGACGGATGGGGCCGTTGCGACTACCACGGGGAGCGTTGCCGGCACCCACACCACGGAAGTTGCAGCCGCACTTGGCTGCGAACTCATCCGCAGCCCAACTACCCGGCGTGACCTGCGTACCGTAGTAGGCACGAATCAAAGCATTCTCCTCGAAGGCCTCCTTATAAGGTTCGAGCAGGCGAGTGGCACTGTCCTGCGTGGCGCTGGCCAGGATGACGTTCTTCTTTTTGCCGGTCAGAGCCAGATACATCACGATGAACATCACCGTGGTACTCTTGGCCAGACTTCGAGCCCAACTGAGCACCTCGAACCATTCCCCGCGCTGTGTGCACCGGCGGATGGCCTGACGGTGGAAGGGAGCGAACTCACACTTGGCATAGTCGGGAAAGAAGAACTTGATCCATTCCAAAGGATCCTTCTCGAGGCGTTCCCGCTCCTTCATAATCTCGGCCTGCGACACGTTCACCTGTGCGGTGACGCGCATGCCCCGCTCGAAGAAGACGTCCCACTCCTTCAGCATGTCCTTGTCATGTTGCGTCAGTTTCATAGGCTGTCCTTAATAAATGCGTCCCACAACTTCAGGAACTCCTTGCTTCGCTCCACATCGAACGTGCGGAGCCAGGAGTTGAACTTCATTCCCGAACTGATAATCTCGCCCACGCCCACATCCGTCTCCAGTTTCTTGATAGCCGAACTCAGTTTGTTGATGGTGTCGGCCTCGGAGGGCGAGGCATAGCGTTTGTCGGCCTCGCGTCCCTCGATGGTGCGGTTAATCTCCATGATCTGCCGGTGGATGTTGGCAATCTGCTGCTCGCGCGTGAGCGTAATACCCACTTTGCGTTCCTCCCACTTGTCGTCCTTCACCCAACGTGAGACCGTCTGGCGGGAGACGCCCACCTTGTCGGCGATCTCCTGCTGGGTGAGGTTGTCCTTCATGTAGAGCATCCCCGCCCATTCCTTCTTCTGCTGTAATGTCAAATCTTTCATGCTTCTGATGCTTTGTTTTCAACAAAGTTCAGCATGAAGATTGGATTAAAGAAAAAAACGCGCATCCGATTCCCACAAATACACATCGCATGCACACTTGCAGTAAAGCGTTACACACTTTTTTGCACGGACCTGAAAACTGCGCTAACTTCGCCGAAAAAGAACGAATGATATGAATGTTTTCAAATCTATATTGAACGATGAAACCGCCTGTCTGCTGCTTTACGGAGAGGTGAGTGACGAGGGCGGCGACGGTAAGATATCGAGCCGCGAGTTTGTGAGCGAGTTGTCGTACTGCGACAACAACTATGCCCACATCGAGATTCACATCAACTCGGTGGGCGGCGAGGTGTATCCGGGCATTGCCATCTTCAATGCCATCCGCTCCTGCAAGAGCGAAGTCACCCTGTATGTAGACGGCATAGCCGCCAGCATAGCCGGAGTGATCACCCTCTGCGGCCGCAAGGTGAAGATGAGCCAGTATGCCCGCATGATGCTGCACAGCGTAAGTTGCGGATGCTTCGGTAACAAGAACGACCTGAAGGATGCCATACAGACCATCGAGGGGCTGGAGGACACCATCGCCAAGATTGTGAGCAAACGATGTGGCATCACGCCCGAAGAGGTGAAGAGCACCTACTTCGACGGCAAGGACCATTGGATTACGGCCGACGAGGCGTTGGCGGCCGGACTGGTGGACGAGATCTACGACGTGGACGAGGATGTGCCCGCCGCAAGCACCTACACCGATATCTACAAGATATTTATTAACCGACTGGAGCGGATGCGTTCCCAGTCACAATATGATAAAGACATGAAATTAGAAGATCTGAAGAAAATTCCTCGATTCGCCAACTGCGCCGATGAACAGGCTGCGCTGGCAGAAGTGAATGAGGTGGCTGCGCGCGCCGACAAGGCCGATGAATTGGAGGCGGAAAACAAAGCGCTGCGCGAACGTGTGGCGCAGGTGGAGAACGAACGTATCGAGGAGACGGTGGATAACGCCGTGGCCGACGGACGCATCAACGCCAACCAGAAGGACACTTACAGAAACCTTCTGAAGGCGGACTACAAGAACGGCGTGGACGCCATCAAGGCATTGCGTCCGAAGCGCATTTTGAAAGACGAACTGAACGGCGGCGAACCGGGCGACGGCGCATCCTCATGGGAGAAACGCCAGAGAGAGATTCAGAACCGCTATATGAACAGAAAGGGCTGAACCATGAAAGTGCTCCCCCCGAAGAGTGTACGCATCGGCAGTTCGGTGCCCACCGGTAAGAACATCGGCGTCCACGTAAGAGGACGTCAGGTAGTGAAAATGTGAAGTAACAAACTCTAAAAACATATTTGGCAATGGCTTTAATAGTAAACAACTCCAATTACAGCGGTGAGGTTCTTGAGCAACTTCTTACCGTGGCAGCTACCGGCAACGAAATCGTGTCCAAGGGACTGATCAGCGTGATCCCCGGTATCAACAAGGCAGTGTCCATCCCTCGCGTAAAGACGAGCAAGATGCTGCGCAAGCGTGAAAAAAATCCCGTCGTTACAGACAGCAAGGGCAACTTCGACTACAGCGAGAAGAAACTGGAGCCGCATGACCTGATGGCCTTCACCGTGTTCGACCCGAGTGCCTTTGAAAGCATCTGGCGTCCGTTCCAGCCGAAGGGACAGATGGTGTTCCGCGAACTCCCCGCCAACGTGCAGAATACGTTGCTGGAAGCTCTCTCGAAGCAGGTTACCTTTGAGCTGGGCGACCTCTATGTGAATGGTAAGTACGGTGATGGCGAAGGCGAGTTGATGAACGGTATCCTCACCCAGGCATTGAAGGACGATGACATCATCAAGGTGGAATCGGCTGAAAGCACCATGCTGGGCAAGTTGAAGGCCGTGCGCAAGGCTATTCCTACCGCCATGCGTGGCAACCCCGCCCTGCGCATCATTATGTCGGTGAACGACTTCGACAAGTACGATGACGAACTGACCGAGCGCGAAAGCAAGAATGCCAGCGAGACGGATGTGAACGCAGCCCGTTACAAAGGCATCCCCATCGAGACCATCGCCTCATGGCCGGACGACGTCATCGTGGTTACGCTCTGTTCGCCCAACCCCTCCTCTTCGAACCTGTTCGCTGCCGTGAACCTGAGCGAGGATGAGGACGTGATTCAGATTGACAAGGTGGGTCCCGCTTCGGAACTCTACTTCTTCAAGATGTTGATGAAGGCCGACACGAACATCGCCTTTGGTGAAGAGTTCGTGATTCTGGATTCCCGCAGCGCGAGCGCTGGAAGCTCGGCTTCCGCTGAATCCACCCAGAAGGATGAAGAGTAATGACACCGACCATGACACCGCGTGGAATTAGGAACAACAACCCCGGCAACATCCGCCTGTCAGCTGACAAGTGGAGGGGGTTGCGTTCCGTCCAGGCCGACCCCAAGTTCTTCCAGTTTGAGAGCATGGCTTACGGATACAGGGCGATGATGGTTATCCTGCGCAACTACCAGCGCAAGTACTTGCTTCGCACGGTAGCAGATATCATCAGCCGCTGGGCGCCTCCGATTGAGAATGACACCGCCAACTATCTGTCGTCGGTGTGCAAAGACCTTCAGGTTCCCACCACCCACAAGCTGGATCTGGATGACAGGAGCACACTGATAGCCCTGGCAGCTGCCATCTCGAAGGTGGAGAACGGCAAGCCGGCCGTCATGGCAGATGTGCAAGCCGGATACGACTTGATGTAACACCATAGAAGAAAGGAGCGCTTATGACCTGGGAATGGATACTTCAGGCACTGGAGCTTTTGTTCGGACCCGGGTTTGTAGCCGTCTTTTGGGTATGGATCAAGAACCGGGACAACCGGAAGGCTGCATCGGCCAAGGAGAAGGAAGACGTGTACAAGACCATGTACGACAACCTGTCGGATACATTAATTGACTTACAAAATGAGAATCTTAAACTTTATAGAGCGGTGCGCGAACTTAACCGCACCATCCAAAAGGCTACGGCTTGTCCTCATTTTGCTGTTTGCCCTCTGCGCAGTGAGTTGCAGAACGGCGCGGGAGTCGTCGACGTCGACCCTCCAGCAGCAAGCAAGCCAAAGCGACAGTCTCGGCGCAAGACGCCTGCTGCTATGGCAAGAGGCGATCCCGGAGAGCAGGGTGACGCTGACTATTCCGAATGACAGCCTGGCGCGCCTACCCAAGGGCGCCAGTTATTCCGGGAAGGAGGGGCAGGCCTCGGTAAGGGTGAGCCGCGACGACCACAACAATATCGTAGTGGTGTCGACCTGCGACAGCCTGCAGCAGCGATGCCTCTATCTGGAGGATGAGGTAGTGAGGATACGTGATGCCCTGCAACAGCAGCAAGCCTCATTATCCAAGGAGTCGGGGCCTACAGCGTGGCAATGGTTCTGGATACGAACGGGCCAAGTGCTGGCTGGGGCCGCCCTCGCCATCCTAATTATAATATTATTGAAACGACGTTTTAAATACATTTGATTATGGCAGAAAGTAATGAAAACCACAGTGTGCTCGACGGCACCGACCTCATCCTCTCGATTGGAGGCAAGGCGTTGGGCTATAGCACCGGATGTAAGGTAAGCACCACCACCGAAACGGGTGAGCGCGTGACCAAGGAAGCCTCGGCAGGCAAGTGGAAGGAAAAGTATGTGAAGAGTTTCTCGGAAACCATCTCGGCAGACGGTTGTGTGCTGACCGATGGCGACAGCGACATTCCTACTTACGACCAGTTGAAGGAACTGCAGATGAAGGGTGCGGCAATCGAAGCCACCTATTCGCTGCGCGACGGCAACAGCCGCACAGGCAAGACCACCGGTGGCTACAAGGGCAAGTACATCATCACTTCCCTGGAGTTGGACGGCCAGGCCGGCGACGACGCCAAGTATAGCCTGCAGCTGGAGAACTCCGGCAAGGTGGAGAAGGTGGGTGACGGCCTGACCGGTTCCGTCGCTTCCGAGGACGAATAATAACGTGTAATATCAGAAATTTGATTCATTATGGCTAATAAGACAATTACCATTAAGGGGAAGACATATCCCTGCTATATCACCAACGGCGCCATGTTGCGCTACAAACGCTCCACCGGAGAAGATGTGAGCAAGATGACCACCGACGACACGGCGAAGATGATTGAATTCATGTATCACTGCGTGGCGAGTGCAAGCCATGCGGGGGACGTGGACTTCGACTTGGACTTGGAGACCTTCGCAGACCTGACCACTCCTGCCGACCTGCAGGCGTTCAGTGAGGTGATTCAGGAGGATTCAAAAAAAAAGTAGAAGATAGCGATGATGAAGTTGAAAGTGATATCGAAACGCTGTTAGGTATTGCGATGGGGTGTATGGGGATGAGTATGGATGACTTTTGCCGATGCACCCCATCTGAATTCAGTCAGGTGTGGAAGTGTCGCCTTCAGCAGGAGACCCGATTGGAGCGCAGTGCTTGGGAACGCAGCCGGTGGGTAGCCACCTGCATGGTGCAGCCCTACTCGAAGAAGTCGCTCGGGGTGAAGGACCTCGCTGTATTCCCTTGGGAAAAAGAAGAGCCGACCAAGCAGAGCGCCAAGCCGGCTATGAGCACAGAGGAAATCAAGGCAAGGTACAAGGATGCCCTGAAGAAGTTTGGATTCAAGAAGAAAGGTTAGCCTTTCATTCGCTTCTGCCGATTTTCACTGTCAATCTCCCTCCAGTGATCCAGATAATGATCCAGACCACGGGCCCAAACGATTCCGAGGACAATGGCTCCTACGATAATCAGTTTGATTGCTAACGGATGGTAAGCTAAAAACTCCAACATATAAATCTCATTTTTGCAAATATAGCGATTTAATTTGAAACCACAATGGATAATTCAGTAAAATTCAGAATAGAACTTGAAACGAACGGTGAGAAAGTGCTGAAGACGCTTCAGGTGAACACGGACGATTTCAAGGAGTCTGTGGCTATGGCCGTGGGCGAGACCAAGAAGTTGACCGACGGATTTTCAAAGATGGCGCAGGCTTCGGTCATCGCCACCTCCGTTATATCCGTTGTGAATGGATTGAACCAAGCCGTGAGCACGCTTGCCGAGAACTACGACAGCTTCGACGAGGCAATGCGTGCCGCCAACACGATGGCCGGATTGGACCCGGCGGGCTTCGAGAAACTGACCAACCAGGTGAAGGATCTGTCGAAACAACTACCGATAGCCCGTGAGGAGTTGGCCAACGGACTCTACCAGGTTATATCTAACGGTGTGCCCGAGGATAATTGGATTGAGTTCCTGAACAAGAGTGCCCGTGCTTCGGTGGGCGGCATCGCTGACTTGGGCGAGACTGTTACCGTTACTTCCACCATCATCAAGAACTACGGACTGGAATGGAGTGCTGCAGGTGACATTCAGGATAAAATTCAGATGACCGCTAAGAACGGTGTGACTTCCTTTGAACAACTGGCGCAGGCACTGCCTCGCGTCACAGGATCAGCCGCCACACTCGGTGTGACAATCGACGAATTGTTTGCGTCGTTTGCCACTCTGACCGGTGTAACGGGTAATACTGCAGAGGTGTCCACTCAGTTGGCAGCGGTGTTCACCGCCCTTGTGAAGCCGAGTAGCGAGGCTACCACCATGGCCCAGCAAATGGGCATCCAGTTTGACGCGGCAGCCATCAAAGCTGCAGGCGGTATGCGTAACTTCCTTCAGCAGTTGGATAGCGATATCAAAAGTTATGCTGCTGCCCACGGTAAATTAGACCAGGAAATCTATGGTAAACTGTTCGGATCTGCAGAATCCCTTCGAGCGCTGACTTCACTGACCGGAGAACTCAGCGATAAGTTTGGCGAGAATGTGGAAGCGATGTCGGGCAGTATGGGCACTATTGACGCAGCTGTGGATAATGTGGCCGGCAGTGCGAAGTCGCTGCGTCAGATTATCTCCAACAACGTGTCTGCCTTCGGAGAGTTTGCTACAAAAATCGCCAGCAGCGTTTCGCCTGTACTCTCAGTGGTGGCAGCCACCACCCAATTTGTAATGTCGCTGTACATGTTGAAAACGCCGATATCCACCTGTATCGGACGAATCACCGCCTTTGGTACGGCTTCAGTGGCCACCACCGGAGCGGTGAGGACCCTGACCGTGGCTACCGTGACACTCCGCGCGGTAATGGGCGGAGTACTGGTCGCCGCTATCGGGGTAGTCATCGGAGTGGTGTCGTCACTGATTACGAAGGAAGAGAAGGCAGCTGACAAAACGGACGCTCTGGCTGATTCGATGGAAGCCTTCAAGAACGCTTCGGCCAGTGCACAGGCTGAAATAAGCATGGAATGTGAAAAACTGAAGGACCTTATCAAGTCCAAGGGTGACGCTACCGACATTATCAGCCAGCTTAATCAGAAATACGGGCAGGAGTTTGGCTATCACAGCCAGGCCTCGGAATGGTATGACATCCTGACCCGCAAAAGTGAGGCCTACTGCCGGCAAATCGCCTATGAGGCTAAAGCCCGGGATTTGGCCTTCAAAATTGG